GGTTACCCCGATCCAGGCCGCGATCATTACTGCCAAAAATTTAATCGAACAATTAAACGAAAAGCCCAATGAAAACACTTTACAGATTATTGAATAGACCTAAATTTTGGCTACTGATTATCACTCTATTTATGCTATGGCTTTCTAGCTACTGGAACTACTAACTAAATGGCAAACGACGTCCGGGAAATTACTGAACTATTAAAGAGCAGGCGATACGACGCTGCCAATAGGCCGCCGGCGCAAGCACCTATATTTACTATCCAGGGTAAAGTAGTGGGCTGCCTGCAGTCGTATATTGTTTTTAGCGGCCTGCCAAAAGCCAGCAAAAGTACATTCGTTGGTGCAGCTGCAGCGTCGGCCCTAGTACCTACTTTTCAGTCGGTATGGGGTATGAAACTGCAGCTGCCTTATGACCGGCCCCGGATCGGCTATTTTGATACCGAAATGAGCAGTTTTGATTTTTACAGGCAAATGGATAAAATAATTAGCCTAGCCGAAAAAAAGAGCTTGCCCGATCATTTTGACGCTTATTCAATGCGCGAGGATATGCCAGCCAAGATACGCGCAATGATTGAACAGTATTTAATTGATAACAAGGACTGCAGCTGTCTTATCGTGGACGGCTTACTTGATCTTTGCTTGGACTACAACGATCCAAAAGAAACAAGGCTAGTTACTAACTGGCTAAAACGGATCACAAAGCAGTACGATATTTTGCTTATGGGCGTCTTGCACCTTGGTAAAGGCCAAGGCGAAACGCTGGGCCACCTGGGTAGCAATACCGATCGCTGGAGCCAGTCAACAATGATAGTCGAAAAAAACAAAGACGCCGGCCAGTTCGTACTAAAGTCCAAGTATCTACGTAGCGACGGCGACTTCGAGCCGGTCGCCATTATGAATTTTGAGGGCCGCTGGAGCCAGGTACCTTACATTGAACAGATCTCACCAATACCAACAAAAAAGCCTAAAAAATGACGCACGGATCTTTATTTAGTGGAATTGGCGGTTTTGACCTAGCGGCCGAGTGGGCTGGCTGGACAAACGCTTTTCACTGCGAATGGAATGAATTTGGACAGAAAGTATTAAAATACTACTGGCCCAATGCAGATAGCTTTACTGATATTACAAAAACAAATTTTAGTAAATATGAAAACAAGATCGACGTACTTACGGGCGGCTTCCCTTGCCAGCCCTACTCTATGGCCGGAAAACGTAAAGGAAAAGAAGATGAGCGCCATTTATGGCCTGAAATGCTTAGAGCAATTAAAGAAATTCGCCCGCGTTGGATCGTGGGCGAAAACGTTTTCGGCCTTGTTAATTGGTCAGCCGGGCTGGTATTCCACGAAGTGCAACTTGATCTGGAAGCTCAAGGGTACGAAGTATTCCCGTATGTACTTCCAGCTGCGGCCGTTAATGCGCCACACAGGCGAGATCGGATCTGGTTTATTGCCTATGCCAACGGCAATGGACAACACAAATGCCACAGCAAGAATGAAATCAACACAAGTAAAAACAGGATCAATGCATTCAGTAACTTTGATAAGAGCAATGACTATGGGAATGCTACCAACGCCAACAGCTTCGAATATGCCAAACAGCAAAAAAATGGTGGCGGCTGGAAGGATAAGCAGCTTACAAAGTTTTTTAGAAGTGAATTTTCAAAATTCCCAACTGTCTCCCCAATTTGTAATGGAGATGATGGGCTTCCCGAAAAATTGGACGGAATTACCTTTTCTAAATGGCGAAACGAAAGTATAAAAGCTGGCGGCAATGCAATAGTGCCACAGGTAGCTTTACAGATATTTAAGGCAATAAATCAATTTGAAAATTTTAACCCGGGGACAGGGGTAGCTGAACAGCAATAAATATGGAACAGAAAAACAACAGTGGCAGCCTTTACAAAAACAGAAAGGAAAAGCCCACGCAGCCCGATTACAACGGTACGGCAACTATTGACGGAAAACAGTACCGAATGAGTGGCTGGGTAAACAAGAGCAAGGCCGGCACTAATTATTTGCGCGTCCTGTTTACAGAGCAACAGCCGCAGGATCTAAACGCTACAGCTGGCCAGGCTACAATGCCAATGCAGCCACAAAACAGCCAGCAAAACATTGATAGCGTAATTTTAGATGATTTACCATTCTAAAAAAAAAGCGCCGGGAGTAAACTCGACCGGCGCGGACAAACGACTACGGAACTTGCCGCGAGTCACCTGTATTCAATGCTAAAATAGTACAAAATGAACAAAAAGCTAGAAACTGCGATAGTTTTTTTTAAGCCTGGCACCAAAAGGCCCCGGAAATACCGAAATATCACTAATAGGCTCAAATTTGGCCAATTTTGCGCCAGTTCGGGCGCTTGGTACATAAACTGGTACGACAAGGAAAGCGCGAAATTTGAGGGCCGTACGTGGCTTATACGCGATTTTGAGAAAAAGTAAGTAAATTCGATTTACATAAGCAGACAGGGTTGGTTTAGGAAAAGGCCTGGCGTTTCTACGTCGGGCCTTACTTTTTACCCTTGCTGTACTGTTACTTTAATTAAATGAAGGTGAATACAGGTAACAATGTGGATATTTTTAGCCTACAATTTTCAGTATATATCAATTTTTTTCACTAAATTCGCCACAGACCGCGTAAGCGGCCCTACAAAGCCGCACGCGGGCTGGGCGAAAAGTTACAAAACTGATCAAAATTTGAAATAGATTTTTTTTTTCGGTTTTTCAGTTTTATTTTCGGTAACGACAAACGACAAAGGATCTAAAATGCCGCAGCACAATGTAAATGCGGAATATCTTACTACTGGTAGGCGGCGCAGCTGCACTGTTTTTTTTATCACGTTATCGCTTCGGCCAAAAAGCCGTTTTTACGCTTCGCGGGCTTCGTCCAGGCGGCACTTTGTTTGCCCCGGTATTTAACGTGGATCTTGCAGTAGCCAATCCGACTAACCAGGAAATAATTGTAAAGTCAATTACTGGAACTATAAACATACAGGGATCAGCTGTAGCTAACGTATCGGCGTTCGGCGATCAGCGTGTAGCCGCTAACAGCGAAAGTATTTTAAAGCTGCAGGCCCGGCCTAGCGCTGTAGGAGTATTTGAAACGGTTCGAGAGCTACTGACTAGGCCTGTAGGATCTACCAGCGTAAGTTTTACAGGTACGGCCAATGTGGACGGCCTGGTAGTGCCTGTTAGTGAAAGTAAAATGATCTAAGGAATGGATGCAAGTACGCTAATGGGTAGGCTTGGGCCGTTTCAAAATAGGCGCGAAATGCTGTCGGCAGATCAAAGCACCGGCGATATTATTGACGCCATACTGGAAGCGCACCGAAGACACGCTGGCGACTACAGTAAAATAAGTTCTTTTTTTAACGCAGGATCAAAACGAGAAACAGCGCGCAAGATTTTTAATTTTCTTAAAAAGAATGTGCGATACGTTATTGAGCCAGGTACAAAGCAGACGGTAAAAAGCCCTGCAGCGATACTGGCTACCGGGTACGGCGACTGTAAACACTATAGCCTGTTTGCTGGCGGCGTTTTGCAAAATTTGGGAATACCGTTTGCTTATCGTTTTGCCAGCTACAAAATTTTTGATAAGCAGCCGCAACACGTTTTTGTAGTGGTAAACCCTGGCACCAGTAACGAAATTTGGATAGATCCAGTAGTAGGCGATTTTGACTATAAAAAACCGTACACATACGCAACCGATAAAAAAATGGCACTATATTCAATATCTGGCATAGGCCAGGCGACAAAAGATCAAAGAGCAGCGCTAAAAGCTGCAAAAGCAGCAAAGAAAGCGGCGCCGACTAAGGCGGCGAAACAAGCAGCCCAAACTACGGTAAAGGCTGCCCGCAAAGCTGCAGGCCGGACAACCGGCCAGGTACTTAAAAAGGGCGCTAAGGTAGTTTTGAAAGTAGCGGCGGCCCCGGTACGAAATTCGTTTTTGTTACTTGTTAAATTGAATTTTGCCGGACTAGCCACTAAGCTAGCCGCTGCCTGGCAAAAAGCGCCTAGCAAGCTGCAAAACTTTTGGGAAAGCGCCGGCGGCCAGATCAATGCACTAAAAAAAGCCTGGGAAGCCGGATCAAAGAAAAAAAGAATTTTTGGCGTCGGTATCGGCGTAGCGCCTGCAGCTCCGGCCGCAGCCGCAGCAACCGCAGCACCTTTGCTAATTAAGGTAGCCGACTTTCTTAAAAAAATAGGCATAGAGCCTGACGAGCTGGTACAGGTAGGCAAAGACGCACTAAATAAAAGGGCGCAAGAGCTGGCCAAAAAGACACTGGAGCCTAAAGCAGCTAGC